TTTAACTTATTCCATGCGTTAGGTTGGTCAGGGTCTATTTCATAGTCACCCAGTTCTATCCATCGTTGATTTAGACTTATCGCTTCGCTAAACGTCATTTCATACGATGAGAAGAGATGTACATAGTTACCATTAGGTAGTTTTTGCCAACCATATTCAAGGAGGTATTGTTTTTGTTTGTCAGATATTTTCATAGTTCTCACGCCTTTCAGTTGTGGACGGTTAGGCCTTTAGGCCTAATCCGTTTATTTTAGAAGTGGTCAATTAGTCCAGGGACACCATAAGTAGGCATAGGGCGAGCAGCTTTAAAGTCAAAATGAGCATCGAATATGAAGTGAGGCTCAGTTTGGACAGCAATAACACGCTCAATAGGAGGATTTTCCTCAATAAAGTCAGAGTCCAATACAGGACGAGTAGCGAAATCAAGGCCAAGGTGCCAGGAGTCAAGTGATTGAGCATAATTAGACCTCATTTTTCCAGTTATTAGAGAAGGTTTATAGCGATATTCAGCGAAGCGTTCTTGATAGCCAAAGACATCTTCATCAGCGGCAGAGCCATCAGCATAGATTTCTTTAGAGAGTACAGCTTGTTCACCAATATTAGAGAGAGCAGGCCAGAAGTAGTCCCAACGAGATTGTCTAGTCCACATACGGTTTATACCTTGCTGGTAAGTCATGTCAGCACGTACGCAGACCATACCGATTACGACACAGTGTTCAGTGAAAGATTTGACGAAGCCATGTTTATTAAAAGATACAGTACCGAAGCCAGCCAAATTACCTTGTGGGGTTGTAGCATCAGTAGAAGAGGTTTGAGCAACGGGGTTCATGTTTAGGAAGGTGTGACCACCACCGAGATACTCAGGACGTTGTAAACGTTGGTCAGGGCTTGTTACACCGAAGTGAGATTTTACGATTTCAGTATAGCGAGTACCACCACGAGCGTCACGCTCATATAGTTTTTGTACTTGGAAGGCTTCACGTAGTTGATTTACAGTAGAAGCAGTAGCAGTTGTGAGATCTGCGATCATACCAGAATTGTCAGGGTCAGTAGAGAGTCCAAGAGTACGATTAGTCAAGATTGTACCAGAAGAGCCAGTAGTACCAGCAGGAGTCCCATCACGTCCAGTATAGTTATAAAGACCAGAGCCAGAAGTAGAGAAGAGTCCAGTATCAGTAGTACCATCAGTTAAGCCAATAGTTAAGCCATCACCGATTACGGGAGCAGATTCACCGAGAGGAAGATTAACAGCGTCACCTTTTTGTGGCCAAGGTAGACAAGAAGTAAAGTAGTCGTGTCGTTTTCCACGTTTTTTTAGAACATAATCAGTATCGAGGTCACCACCATCGTCAGTGTCCACAACAACAGAGTCTTGTAAGTTTTCGTCCCTAAACCATTCATTCCAGACAAGATTATAAGCACGAGCATGTAGGTTGTTTACGTCAGAGATATCAACATCAGTAGGTAGTCCGAAGTAGTCATATAAAGAGCCATTAGCAAAGCCACCAGTAGGAGTAGCAACAGTAGGGACAAGATAGTCAGTAGAGTCACCAGGATTAGTTTGTTCACCATTAAATTTTTGCCAGTTATCCCAGATTAGACGAATAGGCACAGCAAAGAAGAAAGTTTCTAAGTGTACATTATCCATAAAGGGGGTTAGAGGGGTAGCGAGTCGGCCAAAGCCAGCCATATTAACATTAAATGTGTCACCAGGAAGAGCTTCGTCAGCAAAGACGGGGACAAGATAGCCAGCATCGAAGGCAGTTTTTAGTCCATGAGAGCGATTAAAGCTAGAACGAGGTATGTCAGCATGAGGGACGTTAGAGAATGAGTGATTCATTACAGAGGGTAGTCTTTCCATTAGTTATCCTTTTGTTTTTTTTCAACAGTTACGGAGAGTTTTTCTTCATCTTCTTGTAGAGAGATGTTACCTAGGTTTAAGATGTGTTCAGGCACATCAAGTAGAGAGAATTTTCCATTAGTTTGGTCATAGTCACCAAGATAAAAGAGGTCGAAGTCGACAGGGTGAATGTGTTTACCATCATCAGAGAGTAAGAAGCGAGTACAGCCAAATTTAGCATGACCTTCAGAGCTTGCATAGAAAGGTATTTGATAGACCTTAGATTTGTTATCGAGTAGACAGTAGACTTTTTCCATTATATTTCCTTACGGGGTAATTTATCCAGTCTTAAAGACTGTAGTTTTTCTTTGACTTGTAGTCGAGCAGGTGTATTTTCAGATTGATTTTTTTCCATATTTTCACATCGTTTATCCTTTATATCATCAAATTCAAACGGTCGTGTTTGTTCCATAATTCTATCATAGAATTTGGGAGGTTTCATTTTTTTACCGTTTATTGTTATAAAATCAGAGGGGTATACATCAGAGTGATACTTTTCTACCCACTTTGCAGCGATTCCAGGTCGTCTAGACATAGTAGTATATTCAGGTTTTAGATTGTAGTGTATTTCACCAGTATTAGGATTGTGTACCGTATAGTGTTGTTCTGCATCATCACCGTTTACTTTTTTCATTATATATCGAGCAACATAAGCAGCAGATTCAAAAGTTACATCACCAATAGTTACGAAGCCATAAGGCCAGAGTTCAGCAAGAGATTCAGAAGTATAGAGTCTATGACCGTTTACCATTTTCCATAGTTTTTTATCAGGGAAGTCGAAGTTAAATAAACACGCGTGGTAGTGGGGACGGCCAACAGATACACCATCAGGAGTGTTTTCAGCATTGCCATATTCACCACAGTGAAAGAAGCGTATATTATTACCGAAGCGTTTACGAAGTCGTTTCATGAATAGTTGATAGTCACGGACATCGAGAGACCACATATTTTCCCTTTTTTTAAGTTCATCGTCATTAAAGGTTAGAGTTATAAAGCAATTATCTTCATGTAGAGATGCTTCATGCACACAGCGTATAGCCCATTGACGAGAGCGTTCCAGGCGGCAGCCAATACATTGACCGCAGCTTACTTCAATTGATTCATCATCAATAGCGTTTTTTACATCAAATACTAGCGAGCGTTTACCACTATCGTTTACATGTTTGGAGTACCATGCAGTAAGAGGGTGATAACATGCCATTTTTTATAGCCTTATACCACCGCGTTTAGGTCTACCAGAAGCATTTTTTTTATGAACTTTAGACGCAGTTTTAGAGAACATTTTTTTAGAGTATTTTTTGTTTAGTTTTTTTCTGTATTTCATAATTTTTCCTTTGTTAAATTATTATTTTGACACCGTTGGTGTCAGTGGGAACAGTTACATCAAGTAGAGCAACTGTTCCCACACCCTCATTATTCCGATTTAGCGACGATGCCATCGGGATTGTTTTCAATTACAACAGACACGGGAAGTGGTTTTTCTTGTTGTTCAGCTAAGCCGAGTTTTACCATTTCATCTAGGTTATCAGGATTAGTTACAAATTCGAAGAAATTACCAGGGTCATTAGCGAATTTTTTACGTATTTCAGCAGGTAGTTCGGAGAACATATCTTGAGCTTGTATTACCATGTTTAAAGAATTTTGATATTCATTGACTTCAGTATAGTCACCATAGTGAGCTTTTGAAGTGTTTACATGAGTTATTAATCCAGTTTTATCATATTTACGGAGTATATTATTTATGTCACAATCTTTTTTGTGACATTGTTCAGTACGTCCATTAGCAGGGTTACCTTCTTCATCTAGGAAGGATTGAGCAACGCGTACGCGTATGCCATCATATTGAGAGCGAAATTTTCTTTTTACCATTTTTTATCCTTTAGTTAGTTTGTACGATACCGAAGCCAGAGCCGAAAGCATCATCTACAATTTTTTTGGTATCACCTTTTAAGAGGTCACCGACATCTTTTTTAATATATTTATACATTTGGTGTGCATCGACACCAACAGATTTAGCTTTGTCAGCGAGGTCACCTATGATTTGACTTCCTTTGTCGACCATGTCGCCATATCCACCGAAGTTTGATTTTAGAAGTCCATCAATAGATTTTATTACATCAGCAGCAGCAGAAGAGATAGTAGAAAGAGCTTCAGAGCCAGGTATCAGATTTTGAGTTAGCACAGTTTTAGCTTTTTCAGTAGCAGTTTGAGCAGTTTGATATTCCACAGAAGATTCAACAGTTTTAGCTTGTAGGCCAGTTTGTATAGCAGGAGTTATGGGGTCACTAAGTTGTGGCATAGCACCAGCAGGAGTAGTAGCACCACCCATTTTACCAGCAAGTATCGGATTAAGACCAGCTTTTTTCATATCAGCCATAGAGCGTTGATAGGCAGTGTTAGACATTCTTTCCTGAAAGTCCATTTGTTTATTAGCAGCAGAACTTTGGAGAGAGTTTTTTACTAAGCCGCCAACGACAGAGCCGAGGATTGCACCGAGCATTTTTTATCCTTTATTTTTTTATAGGGGATTGAACTAAGAAAGCAAGAACATTGCTTATTAGTAGAGCGATTGTGTCCCAATTAGATATTACAAATGTTAGCATTTGTTTTCTCCTTGTTTAGATTTAGTCTTACGACAGATTGATTATACATTAGTTTAACTTATTCCATGCGTTAGGTTGGTCAGGGTCTATTTCATAGTCACCCAGTTCTATCCATCGTTGATTTAGACTTATCGCTTCGCTAAACGTCATTTCATACGATGAGAAGAGATGTACA